ATGTTCGACACCAGCGGGATATCCGAAATCGAAATCAGCGATCCGGCGCCGGCCCAGGTGCGGGTCGAAGTGCCGCCGGTGTCGGGATCGATCACGTCGGCGGTGATGGTGCCAATGTCGGACCAGTAGCCGTCGGTGACGGCGGCGCCGGTGGTGCGGTCGCGGACCACGAACCAGATGAAATCCCGCGGCATCAACTGCCGCTTCGCCAGCGCGTCGTAATTGGCTGCGCTGATGTCCCTCACAGCCGCGCCTCGATCGCCTGGAATGAGACCGTACCCCAGCCGTTCATCTGGGCGTCGGTCCCTATGCTGCCGGGCACGATCGCCATCAGGCAGGCCGGCTGCTTGACCGACACCGCCTTGCCGGCGGTAACGCCCGGCCAGATATGCGGTCGCACCTCAAAGAACCCCGAGGTGCCGGCGGATGCCATTGCCGGCTCCATGACCTGATGCAAGTCGCCCGCGATCGACAGGTAGTCACCGACCGAGAACTGGAAGCCAGCCGGCAGGCTCGATACCGAGATCATCTTGCGGGAACTGTCGACCGAGGCCAGCACCGCCGTGGTGCCGGGGAAGCTGCCGCCGGTCGGCCACGACCCGTTCGGGTACAGGATCGGGAAGCAGCGCGACATCGAATAGCCCCGGAACGTCTGCAGGCCATTCTCAAGGCTGGTCAGCTTCGCCCGCCACTGGTCGAGCATGTTCGGCGACAACGGCTTAGAGGCCGCGCGCAGCGTCCATAGCGGCGATCCCATGTCTTTGACCAGGATCCGGCCCGACGCCTGGGTCGATTGCTCCTGGCGCCATTTCAGGGAAAAGCCGGTGGTCCATCCTGGAAAGCCCGGCAGCAGGTCGATCGGGTAGGTGATGCTCATGGCGTCGGTTGCCCCGCAATATAGGCGTCGGCTTCGTCACGGGTTTCGCAGACCGCCAGCACGCGGCCGTTAGCGTCGACCACCCGAAACCATGAAAGCCACACAACTACACGCATCGCGATTGCACAATTTTGTACACAATTTGCATAATCATAGTCCCGGCACCCGGCCACGGCGCGCTTGCTGGATGGTGGCGACGGTGCGGCTGGCAAAGGTCGCCCGGTCCTGTTCCATGATCTGCGCCAACCGTGCCACCGCCTCGACGGATGCGCCGCGCGCGTCGATCGCCGGCGAGTAGACGATGGCACCGCCCGATCCCTGGCTCGATCGCAGCACATCGTTTGGGATCACCTGGGCACCGCGCGGCAGGTTGACGAGCTCCGGACCATGCTCGCCGACCATAGCCATGCCGCCGGGTGCGCTATCGGTGCCGCTTGCAAAGCCCTTGAACAGCGAGGCGAACGGCGACGTCGTGCCGCCGGCACCCGGCGAAAATAGCGACATCACCGTGGCGTTGATCGCCGCCTTTTCCAGCGTCTTGATCAGCGAACCGACGACGTCATTGAGTGACTTGCCCTCGACGATGGCGTCGGCAAACGCAGTCGACAGTGCCGAGCCGACGGTCTGGCTGGCCGAGTTCAAACGCTGCATTGCAAAGGTATGCTCGGCCAGCGCCTGCTTTGCCGTCGCGGCGCGCTGGGCGGTGACGGCGATTTCGTCGTTGAGTTGCTGGGTGAATTCCTTGCCGTCCTGCGCCGCCTTTTCCGACAGGATCAGCTGGACGCGGTATTCCTCCTGCGCATAGGCGCTTTCTCCGAGCGTCGCATTCTCGGCCTGCATGGCCGCGATCTGCTTGTTGATGGCGTTGGTTTCGCGCTCATAGGCTTGTGCGGTTTCACCGCTGGCGGCGGCCTTGTGCGCGAACGGATCGACCGCGGTGCCGCCGGTAACGGCGACCCTGACCGGCTTTTCCGCGGCCGGCGCATTGATCTGGTTCTGGAAATCCTTGAGGCTGGCAATCGGCTTCGATAGATCGAGCGGTCCCTGTTGCAACGCCTTTTGCGCCCATTCCATCAAGGCGATCAGATCCGTAAGCGACCGCTTCAATTCGGGAATGATGTTATCGACGATCGCGGTCTTGATGGAATTCCAGGTCGCGGTGACGGCATCGCCAAATTGCTTGTTAACCTCGGCGAGCCGTTCCAGGTCGGGCGCAGCCTTGCCGGCGGCATCTGCAACCGTCGACAGGCTGCCGCCATAGGCCTGCATGGTCGCTACCGTGCTTTCGGGGATGCCGAGGTTCTTGGCAATGTCGACCGCCTGAATTTGGTTTTTAGCCTGGCCAATAATCCCCGACACGATGTCGAGCGTCTGCGCCAGCGACAGCGCGTCCCTGTTGGCGCCTTTCAAAAATTGCGGGTTGGCATCGAGCAGGGTTTTCAGCGCGTTGTCACCACCCCGCTTCATCTCATCGAGCGAGAACGCGACGGCCTTCACCGCGGTGTTGATATCGCCGATCGATGCGCCGGCCTTCGACCCTACTTCCTGCAGCCCGTAGAGAAAATTCATCGAAAGGTCGGCATATTCCGCGGCCTTTTTCAGATCGCCGAAACGATCGATCAGACCTTCAATAGCAGTAACCGCCGCATCGATCCCCTTGGTGGCCAGGTTTGAAAACAGGTTCCCGAAGAACGACGTCGATATCTTCGGGTTCATCTTGGAGAACTTGTCTTCGATATCGTTGGTCGCCTTCTCGGCCATGATCCCAGCCGAACGCATATCCTTTTCAAACTTGGTCAGTTGCGCCGAGAGCGCGACGACTAGGGATGCGGTGTTGTCGGCCATTCTCTATTCCGCCGAATATTGCTTGATGGTCTTGGTGATCTTGCGCCGCATTGACGATCGCATGCTCTTGCGCATCAGCCGGAAGGTCGGGAAAAAGAACGGCTCGGCCGTCATGTGAACGGTGCCGAATTCAACCGCGCGGGCGTAGTCGTAAGGCTTGCCGCCGCCGCCCTGGCGGGTGGTCGAGGCGCCGCCGGCCATCACCTGAACGATGGTCGGCACCTTGCCCGGCTGGCTGCGGATCGAGTTGGCGAGATGCCCGGTCGGTCCGTGCTTCACCGTCGCCTTCATCATGCCGACCAGTCTTTCCGCCTGCGAATTGAGTTCGCCGACGGCATCGTCATAAACCTGCTTTTGCATTTCCAGCGTCAGCTTGCGGAATGCCTCGACGCTTTTGTTAGCCATCGATCACCATGCTGCGCGCCTCGTGCTCGGCTGACGCCTCGAGCATCGCATCGAATTCGGCGTCGCTCGGCGCTTCCGGTTTTGGCTCGCCGCCATGCACCTTCGACCAGCCGTCGACGCAGGCAGCGAATTGCCAGAACGAACACCTGACCACCTGATCCGGTGCCATCCCTATTGCAGCACCGAGCCCGTAGAACTCACTGAACCGGATTGGTCCGTCGTCGCCGGCGTCTCCGGTTCGCCCGCCAGCGTCGGTTCTTTTCCCACGGGATCGTCGGGCACGCCGTAGAGCGCACCACCCAGCACCGCGCAGGCCATCGCGCTCGACTCGACGAATTTGCCCGGCGGGTCGACGTGGCGCTTGATCAGCACCAGCGCGCGATCGGTTTTCATACCGGCGCCGATCAGCCCGAGCTTCAACACCTCGCGGACTTCATGCGGCCAGGCATCGCCGGTCGCCATCAGCTTGAACAGCGACGTCGGCCCGACCGGCGGCAGCCCGAGTGCTACGCGCGCGCGGTTGATGACTTCCTGCAATTGTTCGCAGTCGCCGATCGCAAGCCGGAATTCCACCGGCTTGCCCCATTCGGTCAGCGTGATCTTGCCGTCAGCCTGGCTCATTACGGAATGATCTCCGGAACCACCGCACCATCGGAAACGATGGCCACCGTCATCTGCACCTTGTTGCCACGGTCAGCGGTGATGGCGAATTCCTGCAGCTTCGCCGGCATGATCCAGGCGAATTCCACCGGCGTGCCGAGCTCGATCCGGACGTTGCGGGTTTCGCCGGCGTTCCACCAGTCTTCCCAGGTCTCGAAACTTTCCTGCGCCACCACACCCGAGCCGGCGATCGCGCCCTGGTAGGAAACGACGTCGCGGCCGAGCCAGGACGGTGCGTCGGGATCGTCGCAGTCGGGCACGTTGGTGTCGTTGAGGTTGGCGGTGCGGGTGAAGCCCTTGGTCGTGAGGCCGCACGGATCGGTGAATACTTCGGGCGATGCGCCGTCGCCAACCTTCACCATGAACTTGGAAAACGGATAGGTGGTCGCTTGTGCCATTGTCATTGCTCCATGCAAAAACCCCCACCAGTTTTCCCGGCAGGGGTTGAGAAGGTTTCGAGGTGCTGCGGCTTGCTAGGTTGGTTCAGTCCATGCGTGCACGGTGATGACGCCGTGTGCGGTGATGCCGTCGGGATCGCGCATGTACTGGGTTTGCTCGATCGACATTTCGACCAGCCGCTGCGGCGCATCGAGCGCGATCGGCGCCATGTCGAGCG